CGTTTCGCATCGGGGCCCGTAGCGGCCCCCCTGTGCTAACCCGCCCCCCGGCGGGAGGTCGGCGACGCCCGAGAACATCGGGTAGAACGGGTACGGCACACGCTGAACGTACGCTCAGCGGTTCAGGCACAGCAAATTTGGCTGACTCAGCCGATCTGGCCCGCGCAGGGGCTCATGTAGAGCAGGGCTGCCGCGACGAGCGCGTAGACGAAGATGACGGCGGCCTCGCGTTCGCGCTCTCCCATACGCCTACGACCGCGCGCTCCGGCGCCCTTCTGGCACTGGCTCGCGGCACCGCTTGCACAAGGCGAACGCCCCCGTCGAGCAGATGAGGCGCGGCGCGCCGTCGATGTCGTGGTTGCCGAGGAGGCATGCGACCCCGTTGCGGATATCCGCGAGGAAGCGCCGGGCGCTGGCGAGGAGGCAGGCAGCCATCGTCAGGCCGCCGTGCTGCGGGCGTTCCCGGCCCGGCCGGCGAGGATCTCGAAGATGTTGTCCCGGTAGAACCGGCCGCCGGCGGAGAGTGCAAAGAGGCCGGCGAGGCAGTATGCGATCGGCAACAGCGGGCCGAGCACGAAGTGCTGCGAGAACGTGTGCCCGTCGATCTCGTGTCCGCGCACCCAGGACCAGCGGATGCTCTCCTCGGTGAAGACGACGACCCAGCCGCCCGAGAAGCCGTTGAATCGTCCGCGCCGGCGGTCAACAAGCGTCCCCGGCCGAACAGTGTACTGGAGTACGCCGTCCTCGACGCCGGCGAAGCGGAGCTGCCCGAGCGCGACGAGGAGCAGGGCAGCGAGGAGGGAGAGGACCGACTGCCCGGAAGCCCAGACATAGCCAGCAGCGCGCATCAGCCCTTCCTTCTTCGCGGCTGGGGGCGCTCCGGTGCCTGCCTTGGCTCGACCGGCACCCGGATCGGGCGCGGGAGCTCGAGCAGGATGACGCCGCTCGCATCCACGCCCGCGCTCGCGCTGACGGCGATCGTCTCGCCGCCCTCGAGCGTGAGCCGCACCTTCGCCTCGTCCGAGATGCCGTCGATCAGCCGGCGCAATGCCCCGGCCGTCAGTTGCTGTGTCGTCACCCCGTTGCCTCCGCCTTCCCTCGCCGGCTGTTCCGGCCCGGCCCTGGCCCAAGCCCGGCCCGCTTCCGGATGCCCTGCACCGTAATCCTCTTCAGCCCCAAAGCCTCGGCGATGTCCGTGTTCGCCCAGCCCTTCCGCGCGAGCTTCACGATCTTCTCGCGCGTGTCCTCGTCCACCTGCTGCCGCTTCACCTGTCCCCGCATCATCTACAAGCCGTCCGCGTCCTCGTGCATGGGCGCGATGCCGACGTGCTTCTCGAACGCCGGGTCCGGCCAGCCGGGGCCCATCGTGCCGCGGATCTTCGAGGCAGGGTGGTCGATGCGCACGACGCCGCTCGGCGTCGTCTCGCATTCCTCGGCGCCGGCCTCGTCGTCGAAGGACTCGGCCCTCGCTTTCCGAACCGTAACGATCCGCCCGCACACGTTCTTGGTGACCTCGCCGTCTTCCGCGAGTGTGGCGATTTCGCCCGCGCTCAGGCTGAACATCGTCTCGAGTGGCTCGCGCGGGCCGCGCAAGTGCTCGACCTCTTCTTCTGCGAGCAGCGCCCGGCGCTCCAGCGCATCGCGCGCCGCCGTCACGTTCTCGAGCTGCGCGTCGGCGATGCGGAGGTGCTCGCGGAGTTGCGACGCCTCCTCCCACGACTCCCGCGCGTAGCACTCCCAACACCGCAGGCCGCCGGTGCCCGCGATGACCGGCGCCGCGGGCTCGGAGCACACCAGGCACTGAGGAGGCCCGGCCGGCCGCTGGGCCTTCCGCTCCGCCTTCAGGTGCTTTCTGCGGACGCGGAGCAGGTCTTCCATCCGCACCGGCAGAGGGAGGGTCGCGATCTCGGCGAGGATTGCGTCCACGGCGGACGCCGAGGCGCCAACAGCCATGAGGCTGTCGCGGTACGCTTCTATCGCCCGCGGCCAGGCCGTGTGCGGGTCGCCGCCCATCTCGCGCGCGAGGTCCTCGAGTTGGAGCCTGAGAGGAGGCGGCGGGGCCACACGCTTCCGCGCGGCGACGTGCGTCTCGTACTCGTCTGCCGGCAGCGCGCCGTTGGGGCCGAATCGCGTGTGCGGTTCGTGCGCGAGGCTGCGCCCGTGTTCGCCGCTCGCGCCGACGCGGTACGGCCCCGGGGCCCCCCAGAGACGAGAGGCAATCGCCCCAGCGTCTTTGCCGGTGCGTGTCCGCTCCGTGGAGACGACGCATATCGCGCCTGCGCAACAACCGCACACGCGGCCAGCCGGTGCCTCGATGCTGGAGACATAGAGCCCGTAGCTCTTGAACTTACAGAGCGGCCCAGACTCCGCGCGCCGCCCCTCATTGACGAGCCGGACGATGGCGTGCCGCTCCTCCTCATCCAGGCCGGTCCCGCTCCACTCGATGAACTCCAGCCGCGCGCCACCGCTCTTCGACATCTACCGCCTCTTCTCCGCAAACAGAGCCGCAAGCTGCCTTGCAGCCTGCTCGCGCCCGCCGCCTAACGATACCCGCGCAGCCGGGACCCGAGCCAACCCCGTTGTCCCGCTCCCGAGCTCGGGCACGATCTTCCGCAGCATCGGGTCCTCGAGAACGCTCCGCTCCTGGCGCCCGCCTCTGCCTCGCCTCCCGACGCGCCCAATCCCCCGCCGCTCGACCTCGACGAGGAAGGCCTCCTGGCTCCACTCCCCCGCCTCGACCAGCTCCCGGGCGAGCCTTCGCCGGAGGTGCTGTCGCCTCGCTCCCTCTGCGTGGTTGGCCTTCCCCTCCTCGGTCTTCGGCCCGTCCCCGCGATGGAAGCGACACCGCGGCCTCGCGCCCTTCGTCCGCACCGGCACAGGCCGCCCGGTCCAGCGGTCGTATTCGGCCGCGCGACCGCACGGATGCCCGTCTCGGCAAACCGCTCCGCACTTGACGCGCTCCTCGTACGGAGGCAGCCGAGGCAGCCGGACCTTCTTCGAGAAGAGCACGTCAGCCCTCCCTGCAGCGAGGACACGAGACCTCGCTCCGGTCCCAGGTCGCCTCGAAGTCGGCGCCCGCTTGCCGCGGGTCCAAGCCGCACATCGTCCGGTAGAGGAGGGGGTGCGAGAGATGGACTAGGCGGACGTCCTCTGCCGGCTTCGGCGAGAGCTTCTGTTCGAGCTCCCGCACATACGCGAGCAAGCGGGGGATGTCCTCGCGAGCGTGCGCGATGAACTCGCGGTCCGCCCGCCACGGCGGATACACGCCGGAGTCGGTCTCGATCACGACAGCCCGACACAGGCGTGCGAAGCCGTCGTACACGAACGCGCTGCGCTGGTCGCCGGGGAGGACGAAGCCCGCCAACATCTGGTCCTCGACCCAATCCCACGGGCCCGGCGAGGCCACGCTCGCTCGCGCCGCGATCGCTGCAAGCTCTGCCGGCGACATCCGGAGTAGTCTCTGCGCCGCATCGGACGGAGGTCAACCCAACGCCTGAACTTTGGTTCAGCGCATCGGTGCTAGCGCGGGCAGACCGCGCTACAGATATGCCGCGCCTCGCCCTCCGCCTCGAGCGCGACAACCTCGGGGTCAAACGGGCGCATGTCTTCTACCTCCCCGCCGCCAAGACGCCGGCGCATCTCTCCGAACCACCGTGGGATCCGGGTGCCCCGCAGTATTATCACAGGCCCAACGGCGCCTCTCGAGCTGCGCTCGCGCCGACTGCTGCGCCCTCGGAGGGGGAGGATTGCAGAGCTGCACTCTATGCTGGGCGAGTCCGTACGGAGTCGCGCGCGCGCGCGCGCGTACGTCTTCGAGGGTGTCCCCCCGGGATCCGGGTCTGTTCAGTGCCTGCGCCTCGTCCTGTTCAGCCCCGCCAAGTGCCTGGAACCACAGCGTCTTGACATAATCGCCGTTCTCAGACCTTGAGGCCGGATGCCCCGTAGTCCTTAGCGTGGCGCCGCTTCGGATGCCCTACTCGGGGGCCGAGTAGGGCTGAGGCAAGAGCCCCGTTGCGCCCTTCCCCCCGCGCGGGTTGCTCGACCGATGCGCAGCGATCGAGCGATGCGTGCGCCGCGGTAGTTCGTCGGCTCGGCGAGCACGCTCGCCTTGCCTTGCCTTGGCGGGGAGCTGAGCTCGGTGCGGCGCAGGGGAGGGCTACGCCGCAGAACGCTCGCTCCGCTCGCTCCAAGACGCCTCCCCTCCGTAGGTCCCCCTCCTGCCGGTAGAGGGGGACGAGGTCCTGGCGTACGACGTGCGCGCTCTGTGTCTCGACGGAGCCCGTGTGCTGTGCGGCGCGGGCTCCTCCCGACGTCGCCTCGGTGTGGCGACAGCCCGGTCCTGCGTCGAGTCCCCTCGACCGTGCCACAGCTCGCCCGTCGGCCGCAAAATCCCACCTGCTCGCCAGAGCAGCGCTGAACGTCCGCTTGTCTCGCAGAGACACAGGTGCCGCTGTCGCACCTGTCGCATCCAGCGACAAGTCGCATCGTGCGACACTTTTCAGTGTCTCGCTAGTCGCACCTGAACAAGCAATTTCGCACACTTGCGCTTGGCCAACCGCGTGCACATGGTTGCCGCGTCCGACGATGCGGCGCCGACCGGAGCGGCAACTCCGGCCAGCGCCTAACCACCGACCGAAGGAGACTCGACCGATGGCTACCTCTTCACTCTCATCCCGTAAGCGTCTGAGCAAGGCTGACCGCGAGCTCGCGCTGTTCGCATCCGCCGTCCAGGCGGAACTCGTCAGCCTGCTTACGGACGCCGACCTACCGGTCGTCCTCGACTCGCGGAACCTCGAGCAGCCGTACATTCGGCGCCTCATCGCCGAGTTCCGCGCGCTCGAGTGCTCGCCCCGAGACACCGCGGAGCGGATCGTCCAGGACGTCCAGACGCGCTACGCCTACCGCATCAGCGGAGACATCATCGTCGACCACCCGGAGCGCAGAGACGCGTCCTACAGGCCTGTCCCGGCCGGCTCGATCTCGCCGCTGCCGCACTACACGTTCTCCGTGCGCTCGTACGCTGAGACCGCGCTCCGCCGCATAATGGCGGGCGAGGGCGACTTCTCGAGCGAGTACGTCGGTCGCCTCCGTCTCGAGCGCCAGGACTGGCGCACGGGCCTTTGGACCACGCTCACCGAGAAGCGCCGCGACGGCCGCACCGCGCAGTGGAAGGCGGTGTAGCCATGGCAACCCCCGAAGACCTCAACCGCGAAAACGAGGCCCACATGCACGCCACGCAGATGAAGACGAAGAGGACGATGACGGTGAAGGAGGCTCTGGCGGAGCGCGCTCGCGGTGCCGCGTTCTGGCGCAGCCTCGACAAGGCGAGCCAGCACGAACTCGGCGACCAACTCGTCCTCGGGTGCGTCGATTACCTCGGGTGGTTCGAGCGGCGGCCCTCGGCGGCGTTCCTGAACGGCCTCGACGAGGCCCGGATTCTCTCGGAGATGGAGGAGTAGACCATGATCAGCGCAGAGAAGCTCGCAGAGCGCCTGGATGGCGCGCGGTTTGTCCGGTTCGACGCCGACAGCGGCACCGTGTTCGCCTGGAAGGGCGGGCGCACGATCAACCTCTACAGCCTCGCCGGGGGCGAGGACGTGGCCTCGATGGACTACGGCGAGGAGCCGACCCTGGAGCGCGCTCAGGCGTGCATCGAGCGGCTGCGGACGGACTACTAGGAGCATCGGATGAACGGCAACGGCAACAACGGCAACGACATCCTGGCCCTGATCGAGCTCGGGAAGGTGATCGCCAGCGACGTGAGGACGATCGACACGCGGCTCGCCGCGCTCGCGACCATCGTCGAGGCCGGCTTCTCGCGGGTGACCAGCCACCTCGACATCGCGGCCAAGCGGTCGGAGAACCTCGAGGCGCGCGTGATGACACTCGAGGCCCAGGTCGCGGAACTGATGAAGCGGCTCGCGTAAGCGCGCTCCCCGTTCGCTCGGGCTCGCAAGGCGACTTGCGGGCCCTGTGGGGCCGGGGAGCCCCGGAAAGCAGGACGAGACCATGGCGAACACGACGACGACGACGACGAAGACCCGACCGACCGGCGATGACGCGCTCTACCTCCACCGACGCGCGCGCTACGTGCTGTGCAAGTATGCGGACCCGACCGAAGGCGCGCGGATCGGGCTCACTGAGGACGAGGCCCGGGAGATCATGCGCGAGGACCCGAGCCTCATCTTCGCCGCGCCCGAGGCCGAAGCGCGGGCTTGGTTCGAGGCTTAGGCGGCGAGGTGGCGAACCACCGCTCACCGGATCCGGCGAAGACGAGGCGCGTCGTGCTCTATGCGTCGCGCCCCGCCTTCGAGGCCATCCGGCAGTACGCGCGGAAAAGAGGTGTGGCGATGGGCACGGCCGCCGCCGAGTTGCTGGACCGCGCGTGCGGCATCGAGCAGCGAGAGGGCGCTGAGCCGCCGATTACACCCGATCGCCCGACGTGGGCGATCGTCCCGCGCGGCACCGAGGATACGAAGGCGGCCGGCATCCAGCCCAACGCCTTCCCCTCGCGGGAGAGGGCGCGGCTCGCGATCGAGGTCCTGTGCGAGCAGGACCCCGGTTTCTACGGCGAGCCCGACGAGTGGGAGATCGTCGGGCTCTAGCACAGCACGGAGCACCCAGGGCAGAGTCCGACCGCTCGATCGAGCACGCGATCCGACCCGAGCCGCAGGGGCACATCAGGTCGGTGGTCCCGCGAGATGCCTGCCCGTCTCGCGGCCCCATTGAAGTGACGATTCCGCCTGGTCGAGCAGCGACGGCGCTCCGCCTCACGGCGCGAGCGCCGTTCGCGTCTTAACGCTCGTGGTACAGTCTCGGGATGACCGACGCGAAGACCGAAGCGCAGGCCCTCCAAGAGCGGGAGGTAAACTGGACGCTCAACCAACTCGAGAAGCTCCTCGGCGCGATGCGAGCGCGGCAGGCCGCACACGCGTCCACAACAGCAGAGGACCAAGCCGACCTCGTGGCCGCGCTACACCTCGGCGCCGCCCTCGGCACGCTGCGCGCGTTCGCTGCGCTCATGCCGGCCCACCACGCCATCATCGAGGATGTCGCATCCTCGGTCGCGCGACACCGCATCAAGCGGGTCACGGAGCGCGCGATCGAGACGCCAGATGGCAAGGCGTTGATCGTCCCCGGGCGCGGCTCATCCGCCTGACGTGGCCGCGATCGACGTAGACGACGACGTGCAATACGGCCTGCGCTGCACTGGACCCGAGGTGCTCGCGCTGCTCGCCGCGATCACGCGGGGCGCCGACGAACTCGGAGCCGACGTAGCTGCTCGCCTCGTTGCGGTGCGATCTCGCCTCCCGGCGCCGTCCGATGTCGAGGCTGCGATTCGTGCCGCTCGCTCGAGGCGAGAACAGACGGAGCTCCGGCGGAAGCGTCGCTAACGCTGCTTGCGCACGTAGTCGAGATCGTACGTCGACACGCACGACGCCCCGCCTCGATTGTGGGCCGCCACAGTGGCCACACCCGACAACCTCGACGCGCCCGCGTCCTCCTGCGTTGTCGCAACACTGATATCGACGATCTCTTCCTCTGTCTCGCAGCGAGAGAGCGTCGTGATCGTGCAACCATCCGCGGAGATCCGCTGATCTACCGCCCGACACGGGCCCGCAGCAGGCCCTCCGCCCAGCATTACGACGCCCCTCCCGATCTCGGGGCAGGAGCCGGACACCTTCTTGGCGGTGAGATCGTAGGTCCCGCGGCGCTTTTCGATATCGCAAACGAAGTCGCCTCCACCGCACCCGGCGAGAGCGGCGATCCAGCAGAGCACGCACAAGCGGGACAGCATGCCCCCGGGATCGCCTAATTCCACCCTGAGTTCAAGGCCTTACAAAAAAGCCGAAAAAAGTAGTGGAAGGGGGTTGCGTTGTCTAAGGGACTTTAGTAGAACCCGTCTCACGGTGAGACGAGCTGAGACACAAACGTCGGTGCTCGGGGATGAGCGGTGTAGCGGGCTGCGACAGGCTGTCGCACGCAGAGATAGTAGAGACACTGAACCAAGGTTCTCATAGAACTTTTCAATGGTAGGGTACATAAATCGGCTCGTGAGAAAGCGTGCCATTGGTCGTCGGCCTATGGGCCGCCCACCCAAGCCACCGCACGAGCAGCAGAACGTTCAGGTTCAGGTCTACGTGCGAGCCGACGCTGCCGACATCCTCCTGCGCAAAGCCGAAGAGGAGCAGCGCAGCGTGAGCGATGTTGTCCGCGAGCTCATCTACCGAGAGCTGAAGATCGCGTCCTGAACAGACGCGCAGCGTGGCTGGGCGGGAGGAGTACAAGTGCCGACTTTTCTGAGGGAAGTCACAAAACAGCATGCCCCGGATCGTCGGCTGGGCACTCACACCGACTTGACGCTTCGGTTATGGAAGCGACCCGTGTCCCTACGGGGAGAACATGCCGGGCAACACGACATAACGTCTCTCATCAGACGCGTTCGTTGCCAATATTGGAAGCAACGTACCAAAGTCCGGGCTCGGCCGCAAATTTTTTCCCGCCTCAGCACCAGAGGGCTTCCCAAGGTTTCTTCCCTGGCTGCGGCCAATAATTCGTCCGAATTCTCTCATGGCCTGCAGGCGTGGGAGAGGGCGCCAATTTCGCGACAACCTCCGGAGGTGGACTAACGTGCTAGGCGTGGAGCACCTCACACGTCTCGTCAACGACTTCGCCCGGGAATGGTCCGACTCCGCGACCAAGGCGGAAGTGCTGCTCCGGCTCGTAGAGGAACTGGTCGACGCCGCTCGGGCGGACGAGCGCGAGGCGGCGCTCGGTGCCGTGCGCGAGGTCCGCGAGTGGTGGGCCCGCTACGGGAGGCACGGAGCGGCGCCGCAGGCCCTCGCCGAGGTCGAGGCCAAGATCCTCGAGAGAGGAGGGCGCGGGTGACCCTCGTCCTCGTCAGCCTCGCAAAGCTGGCCCTCGTTGTGGGCCTGATCGCCGTCCTGGAGTGGAGAGGAGAGCGCGCATGAAGCGTCGCCTGGAAGCCGTCGAGGTCGATCCGTCGCTCCTCGAGCAGAACTGGACCCGCCTACGGAACGCCCCGCGGCCCCCGCGTCCGGCTCGCTGGAGCGAGCTCGGACTCGAGGCGCTGCTCGTCCTCGCTGTCGTGCTCGGGATCTACCTCGGCATGTGGCTTGGGGGGGTGCAGTGAAGCGGGCCATGAAGAAGGCGCCCCGGCAGCCGACGCTGCGCAGCCAGAAGAAGGCGCCCCGGCAGCCGACGCTGCGCAGCCAGAAGAAGGCGCCCCGGCAGCCGACGCTGCGCAGCCAGCGGCCGGCGCCGGCGCCGGCGCCCCTGGACGCGGAGACGCTTCCGGCCGGGCAGCGACGGGTGCTCGAGACGCTCGTGCAACTCCGGCGACAGTCCGGCGGTGTGACGCCGTCGATGCGCGAGATCGCGGCGGCGCTCGGGCTCAAGAGCCCGCACGGCATCAAGAGCCACCTCGACGCACTGGAGCGGAAGGGCTTCTTACGCCGGCGCCCACATCTCGCGCGGTACATCGAGCTTCTCTGGGCAGCGCCCGACGCACCCACGCTCTCCGACGAGGAGATCCCGTGGTAGCCGAGGCGAGGGTCACCGTGGCCGTCGATCCCGGCCCCGTCGAGAGCGCGTACGTCGTCTACGACGGGAACGTCATCGAGGCGGGGAGGGAGCAGAACGCCGCCGTCCTCGAGTTCGTCCGCGGGGCCGCGGCGTTCGAACCAGCGCGGCTCGTCGTTGAGAAGATCGCCTCGTACGGGATGCCCGTCGGCGAGGAGACCTTCCAGACGTGCGTCTGGACCGGGCGCCTCGTCCAGCGGTGGGCGGACGAGCGGTTCCGGGTCGGGTTCGACCCGCAGTGGCACGAGATCACGCGGCTCCGGGTGAAGCTGGCCCTCTGCCACCACCCGCACGCCAAGGACTCGAACGTGCGTCAGGCGCTCCTGGACCGCTTCGGCGGGAAGAGCAGGGCGATCGGATCAAAGAAGGCGAGGGGGCCGCTCTACGCCCTCTCCGGCGACATGTGGGCGGCCCTCGCGGTCGCGGTGGCTTGGAACGACATCAACGGGGGGGGCCTGGAGATGCTTCGTGTCAATTCGGTACCGGAAGGTCAGCCAGAAGCTCCACGCGAGTGCGAGCTTTCGCGCGCTGTCGGCGCCAAAACCCAACGCGAGAACCCTGTGGGTTGAGCTCTTGATCGGCCGCTACACATCCATGATCCCGGGCGTCGTCATCGCCGGCCCCGCCGCGCTCGCCGAAGCATGCGGGAATTGGACCGCCTCGGAAATGCTCGAGTGTTTCAGCGAGCTCGAGCGCCAAGGCATGGCGAAGGCGGACTGGTCCGCGCATCTCGTCTGGCTCCCCGGAGCTGTTGCGCAGGGAGACCTACACAAGCCCGAGAGCCCCAACGTCGTGCGCGCATGGGGCAAGCGGTGGCTCGAGGTCCCGAAGTGCCCGCTGAAAAGCGAGGCATTCCAAGCACTAAAAGCCTTCGTCGAAGGCTTCGGGGAAGCCTTCGGGGAAGCCTTCGGGGAAGCCTTCGGTCACCCTTCCTCGAATCAGGAACAGGAACAGGAATATGATCTTAATGCACGGAGCGGCGAAAACGCCGCGTCCGTGCCGCCGTCGGGTCCGGGTCGGTCCGGCGAGGGAGAAACCCGAGGAGCCGGTTCATCCACTGAGGTGAGCCCGCCCACTGAGGCGTCCGCGGCCACTGAGCCACGGGGAACCCTCCAGCTCCTTCCCCCGACGACTCCGGAGCGGCCGGTGCTCGAGTTCCCGTGTCGGCCAGTTGGCACGCGCGGAGGCCGAGCGCCGGACCGGTGGCCACTCACCCGGGAGAGGCTCGCCGAGTTCGAGCAGCGTTTCCCGGAGCTCGATGTCCTTCTGCATTGCCGGAAGGCGCTCGAGTGGTGCCACAGCCGCGACGCAGGCAAGCGCAAGACGTACGGCGGGATGCCGAAGTTCCTCGGCACTTGGCTCGCCAACGAGCTTGAGCGCCAGGCGCAGCGGGGCACCGGCCCGCCCAAGCGCGACACACGGCCCGCGCTGCCGCAACTCTAGCCACCCTTCTCTCGCTGATGCCGACGGAGGCCCGCGACTGTGAGCCGCTACACCGACACCAAGCTGGAACGAGCCGTCCTGGCGGCCGTGCTGCAAGACGGCGACAACACGCGCGCGGCGTCCGTCGTCGCCCGGCTGTCGGAGGTCGACTTCACCGACCCGTTCGCCCTGCGTGCGTACCGCGGTCTGGCGCGGTTGGCCGCCGAGGGGCGTCCGCTCGATCTGCACCTTCTCGCCGAAGTGCTGCGAGCGGACCCCCTCGGCGCGAAGGTCGAGGGCAGCCTCGGCGTGCTCGCAGCGGAGGATGTCCTACCGTGGCACTCTGGCGCCTACGCGGACCGACTCCGAGAGCTAGCGCAACGAAGGGCCCTAGCTTCGCTCAGAATCGACGAAGTGCTGGAGGGTACCCAGACCGCGGCCGAGGCGGTTGCGTCGATTAGAGCGCAACTGGAGGCCATCGACGCGCGTGGTGCAGCGACCGAGGCGTTCGGGGGGCTCGAGATCGCCCGGGATGCGCACGAGCGGCTGCGAGAGGGTCACGAGGATACCCCGTGTCGCAGCAGGGGACTCCCGACAGGTCTGCTGAAGGTGGATGGGTGCCTCCGTGGGATGCGGCCCGGCGGTCTGTATGTCGCTGCGGCTCGGCCAGGGCAGGGGAAGACGGCGCTCGCGATCAACATCGCGATGCGGTGTGCGCTCCGGGAGCGTGGGCCGGTCGTCTTCTATTCCTACGAGATGTCGCGGGCGGAGCTCGGCGACCGGATCGCGGCGAGTGAGGCGCGCGTCAGCCTCGAAGACCTCGTCGCCGGGAGGTTGGCGACGAAGGAGATCGAGCGGGTCACTGCGACGCTCGCGAGGCTGGGGGATGCTCCGTTCCATCTCGTCGACCAGGATTTGCGCCTCGAGCAAATGGGCTCGCTGGCGCTTCGGCTTCACGCGCGGGCGCCGCTGGCGCTTGTCGTTGTGGACTATCTCCAGCTCGTGAAGACCGCCGTTCGGCGGGACTCTCGCGAGCAGGAGGTCGCAGAGGTCGCGCGGGGGCTGAAGCGGCTCGCGCGGTCGGTTGGTGCGCCGGTTCTCGCTCTGGCGCAGCTCAACCGGGAGCTCGAACGGCGGGAGGACAAACGGCCCCGGCTCGCGGATCTGCGGGAGTCTGGGGATATCGAGGCGGCGGCAGACGCGGTGCTCGCGATCCACCGGCCGCACTACTACGACGAGAGCGCGGACCCGCAACTCGCGGAGATCCTCGTGCTCAAACACAGGCACGGCCGAATCGGCATCGCGACGGTGCGATGGACGGGCGAGCACGTGCGCTTCGACGACTGAGGAGAAAGAGATGCATCGTCAACCGTGGACAGAGGAAGAGACGAACAAGGCGATCCGCTTGCGGCGCGCGAGGCGCGGCTACGCGGCCATCGGGGCCGTGCTCGGCCGCACGCCGGCGGCTGTCCAGGTGCACCTGTCGAAAGTGCGCTGCGGTGAGGCGCGGAGCGCCGCTTTGCAGCCTGAGCCGACGGAAGGGCAGAACGCGCCGCCGCCAGCGCCGCCGCCAGCGACCCTCAGCGAGCGGCTGCGACTCGTCGAACAAGGGCACGCTGACTTCGCGGAGACGTACCAAGCCGTTGTCGAGCGGCTCGAGCGGCTTGAGCAGATCGTGGGGGTGTCGTGATGTACTTCGCGGTGACGAAATGCCCAATGGAGTACCGCTCGCTGCGGGCGGCCGGCGACACGAAGACGGAGGTCGCCGGGAAGATGCGCGCCCTCCACATCAACCTCGGCGAGAGGTTCCCAATCGTCGAGTGGGAGATGTTCCACGTCTACGACTACTACCACTCGATGGCGAAGATCTTCGAGCACGGCCGGGACGCACTCATCGAGCTGGACCCTGAGCCGCTCGCTGTGACGACGCGGTTCGGCGCGCCCGACGACCTGCCGCTCGAGAGGCGGCCGTTCTTGGTCGAGGCGCACCGCGTGGATGTCTGGGGAAAGGTTGTCCCAGAGGACGATGTCGACCCCGCGAACGGGGCCGAGACGGTCGCGGAGGTCCCGGCGTGACCCACGCAGAGCACAGCGCCGAAGGGCTCGACGTGATCGAGGAGAACGCGATCAGGCGGAACCAAGCCATGGTCGCGAACATCCTCGGCTTCGACGAGAACGACCCGAAGCTCCCGCGGCTGGTCCCGAACACGCCGAGCCCGGAGATCCGGTTCTTGCCGAACTGCGGTGGCACGCCGGATCTGATGCTCCTCGGCCCGTCCGACGCGGCGGCGATCTGCGGCCTCTCGCCGTACCAGACCGCCCTCGATGTCTACGCCCGGGTCGTCGAGAAGTATCGGGCCCCAGTCTTGCCGCAGATGCGGCGAGGGCATCGGTTCCAGGGCGTTGTGCTCGCGTGGATGCGGGAGGAACTCGCCGCCGCCGGCCGGTGCGGCTCCGTCGAGAAGTGGCACGAGAACGTCCTCATCGAGGACCGGACGCGTATGTGGCTGCGCGCCAACATGGACGCGTGCGACGACCGCGTGCTGCGGCAGGACGGGCCGGGCGTCGTCCTTGAGGCGAAGACGCACCGCTCGGCGGACGGCTACGGCCCCGCGTGGAGCGCAGAGGTGCCGGAGCACGAGATGCTCCAGGTGCAGCTCTACCTCCACCTCTCGAAGGCTGGCGTCGCGTTCCTCGGCGCGCTCTTCGGCCTCGACGACCTGCGCGTGTTCGAGATCCCGCCAGACAGCGATGTCGGGAACCTCGCGCTCGAAGCCTTGGAGCGGTTCCACCGGGACCACATCCGGGCCCGGAAGCCGCCGCACCCAGGCGGGCCGGCGATCCTCCCGAAGCCGAAGGGGAAGGTCGCCGGCCGGAAGGCGTCGCCGTGGGAACTCGAGCTCGCGCGCCGCCTCAAGAGCCTCCGAGCCGAGGCGAAGCGCCTCAGCGCGGAGGCGAAGGAGGCCGAGGAGAAGCTCCGGCGCGGCGTCCACGAGCACGGACCGGTCATCGACGAAGAGGCGGGGCTCCGTATCTCCCTCGCCGCGTGCCGAGGGCGCCCAAAATGGGAGCAGATCGCGCGTTGTGTCGCGACGCCGGAGCGCCTGGAGCAACTCGCTGAGGGGCTCCGCGGCGAGAACTACTACCGTATGTCGCTCCGGTGGAAGGGCGAGAAGGAAGAGGTCGAAGATGAGCGGTAACCAAACGCGTCGAGACGCGGCCCCCGTTGGCCGCAGCAGGATTCAACTGCCAACCGAGAAGACGCCGGCGCGCCCCGACCTCGCCGGACTCGTGACGGTGCTTTACGGCCCCGCCAAGGTGGGCAAGTCCACCTTCTGCGCGAGCGCCCCAGACGCGCTCTTCATCGCGACCGAGCCCGGGCTCAACCACCTCGATGTGTATCGAGTCGACGTCACGTCCTGGCTGGAGGTCCAAGATGTCGCCGCGTTGCTGCAGCAAGAGATTCGCGCGGGGAGGTGCCGGTTCCAGACCGTTATCATCGACACCGCTGACCTCGCCTACGTCCGGTGCCAGGAGCACGTTCTGGGGCAGCAAAAGGTGCTCCACGAGTCGGACCTCGGGTTCGGCAAGGGGTGGAGCCTTGTCCAGAACGAGTTCCGGCGAACCATCACACAGATCTCGCAGCTTGGGCTCGGCGTCATCCTTGTGAGCCACGCCGACGAGAAGAACGTCGAGGACTTCAGGGGCAACAGGAGGACAAAGATCGTCCCCACGCTGCCGAAGGGCGCGCGAGATGTCGTGCTCGCGATGGCAGACGTAATCCTGTTCTGCGACATCATCCAGCGCGACGACGGGTCGTGGCGCCGTGTGGTCCACACGAAGCCGCACAAAGACTTCGAGGCAGGGGACCGAACCGGTCGCCTGCCTCCGATCATGGACCTCGACTACGCCTCCGTGATCGCGGCGATGGGGCGCACTTCGCCGGCCGCGGCCCGGCCCCGGGAGCCGCTTGCGGTCGCGCCGAACCCGCCGGAGACAGAGGCCCAACCACGCGAGGTTGTCGCTCCGTCAATCGATCGACTCCGCGCTGGGCTCGAGAGCCACCTCGCGACGCCCCCGGCACAGGACGCGCCGCCGGCGTCGAAGAAGCCCTTCGGCGGCCCCCTCGCCGAAGAGATTCTCGCGGTGAAGGACGAGATCGTGGAACTGCTCGGGCCGAAGCGGGCCGAGGCGGAGTGGAAGCTCAAAGTGCCCAAGGTGAGCGGGGCGACCGAAGAGGCCCGCCGACCCGTTCTCGAGGCGGCGAGGCTTCTCCTCGCCAAAGCCAAGGCGGACGCAGAGGCGGAGGAGAGTTGCAAGTGAAAGCCCCGACGCAGGAAGAGATCCTCCGGCTGCTTCAGCCGAACTGCCACCTCGAGCCGGAGCTCCGGCCGACGATCTCCCAGCCGTTCAACCTTCGGCCCGAAGCCCGCAGTGGAGCAAGCCCCGAGCAAGGAAGGAGGCCCCAAGTGAACGACACCCTTCGCGCCACCGACGCTTCGACGAGCTGGCACAGCTACCCGAAGATCTACAACCTCGGCCACGCTGCGCTCGCGGAGCTGCTCGCCGATCCCGTGCTCGTCGAGGAGAAGGTCGACGGGTCGCAGTTCAGCTTCGGCGTGATCCACGGCGTGCTCCGCTGCCGCAGCAGGGGTCAGGAGCTCATCGTCGCAGCGCCCGAGAAGATGTTCGAGCGCGCGGTCACCACGGCGATGATTCTCGCGCCGCGGCTGCGGCCCGGCTGGACGTATCGCGGCGAGTACCTCCAGAAGCCGAAGCACAACGCGCTTGCGTATGACCGCGTGCCCGCGCAGCACGTCATCCTCTTCGACATCAACCCGGCGCAGGAGACGTACCTCTCGTACGCCGGGAAGGCTGCGGAGGCTGCGCGCCTCGGACTCGAGGTCGTCCCCGCGCTGCACGACGGGCCGGTCGCATCCGCCGACGAGCTCCGCGCTCTCATCGACCGCGTGTCCTGCCTCGGCGGCGCGAAGGTCGAGGGGATCGTCGTCAAGAACTACCGCCGGTTCGGGCCCGACAAGAAGGTGCTGATGGGCAAGCACGTCGGCGAGGACTTCAAGGAGGTCCACAAGGCCGAGTGGTCGAAGGCGAACCCGACCCGCGGTGACGTGCTCGAGGAGCTCATCCGCATCCATCGCACGCCGGCGCGGTGGCACAAGGCGATCCAGCATCTCGCCGAACGCGGCGAACTCGAGACGTCGCCGCGCGACATCGGGAAGCTCATCCCCGAGGTGAAGGCTGACATCGAGGCGGAGTGCGTCGACGCGATCAAGGAGGCGCTCTGGCGTTGGGCGAAGCCGCACATCCTCCGCGGCGCCACAGCGGGCCTCCCCGACTGGTACAAGCAGCGGCTCATCGACAAGCAGTTCGGCGCGCCGATCACGGATGGCCCCAACATGGGACCCGAGCAGAACACGAGCGCGACCGGGGCCACACCCGAGCGCAAGGAGACCTGCAAGTGAGCACCGCGACGAACATCGAGTGGACCGACGCCACGTGGAATCCGACGCGCGGCTGCTCGCGCATCTCGACCGGCTGCGAGCGCTGCTACGCCGAGCGCCAGGCGATCCGGCACGCCGGCCCCGGCCGACCGTACGAGGGACTCGTGCGGATGACGTCGCAGGGGCCGCGCTGGACCGGCGAGGTCCGCGTCGTCGATCACGCTATCGACGAGCCTCTCTCGTGGCGCGCGCCGCGGCGCGTGTTCGTTGACTCGATGAGCGACCTGTTTCACGAGGCGCTCCCTGACAGCGCGATCGATCGCGTGCTCGCGACGATGGTGCTCGCGCCGCAACACATCTTTCAGGTGCTGACGAAGCGCGCCTCGCGCATGCATCGGTACCTCTCCGATCCGAAGCTGTACGGCCGCGTTCTCGACGCCGCTGGTGAGCTGCGTGCCGCGCGCCCGGAGCTCACCGAGATCGGCATCAGCAACCCGTCGACGACCCCGCCGTCGTGGATCTGGTGGGGCGTGTCCGTCGAAGATCAGGCGAGCGCGGACAAGCGCATCCCGGCGCTCCTCGACACGCCGGCCGCTGTTCGGTTCGTCTCGTACGAGCCCGCGATCGCGCCAGTCGACTTCCGTCGCCTCGAGGTCGTCACTCCTGAGCCGCCGCACAAGCCCGGCGTGTGGATCAACGCGCTGACCGGCCACGTCTCCGGGCCGGACGAGATGATGCCGCGCCTCGACTGGATCATCATCGGGGGCGAGAGCGGTCAGCACCCACGCCTCTTCGATGCCGCGTGGGCGCGCGAACTGATCGCGCACGCGCGCGCCGCCGAGCGCGACGGCGTCCGGCCAGCCGTCTTCGTGAAGCAGCTCGGGAAGATCTCGCTCGACACGGACTACCGCGGGCTCGGGCCGCTCCCGCTGAAGCACCCGAAGGGCGGCGACCCGGCAGAGTGGCCGGAGGACATCCGCGTCCGTGAGTTCCCGCGCGACCGGCGACCCGCGGCGTACCTCGCGCAGCTCGGGCTCGGCCCGAACCCGCGACTCGAGCAGGGCAAGGGCCAGGAAGGAGCGGAGGGATGAGCCGATTCCGGGGCGCTCCGCGGGGCAACAGGGCCCCAAACGTGACGTTCACGAGGTCCGGTGAGCGCGTCATCCCGAGTCAGCGCGTTCGGGTCCGCGTCGATACCTGGACCGACGAGCGACGCGAGGCGGCACGCCAGCGGGCGCGCGAGGCGTGGGCGCGCCGCCGCGCTGCCGCCGGCCCCAGGCCCGCACTTGAGCGCGACTCGAGCGGAGGTGGAGCGTGATCGAGGTGCTCACAGCTACGGGCCTCGCGCTGCTCGCGTTCGATCTCGCCGAGGTGTTCGGCATCGAGATCGGCAACGCCAGCGCGGCGGCGATCGGCGTCGGAGCGGGAATACTGGCGGTCCATGCGGCCCGCTGGTCGAAGTCCGGAGGTGCGCGGTGATCAGCTTGGACCGCATCCTCGACATCGAGCAGATGGCCCCGGCGGCGCGGCGCGGCGCCGCACGGGCCCGGGTCGCCGAGGCGATTCTGGAGCTCGCCGACGCGGCACGATCGCTCAAGGCGCGCGTCGCGACGCTCGAGGCGCAGCTCGCCACGCGCCCAGTGCCGCCGGTGACGGCGGCCGACCTCCTCCAGGCGCTGCGCGAGTATCGCGGCGTCGAGAGCCCGTGTCGCGTGTGTGGCGGGACGGGCGTCTGCTCGTACGCCAGCACCGCGACCTGGCGCAGCGGCGCGGGCGGCTGCGCGATCACGTCCGACGTGTGCGATCGGTGCTGGGGCTCCGGCGACGAGACGCGGTCGTGGACGGATCTGCGCGCGCTCGGCGCCCGCGTCGCCGGGCTCGAGGCGCTCATCCGCGAAGCGATGCCGCATCTGGGCGACGACGGCGCGAGCGAGGTGATGCGGCAGAGGATCGAAGGCGTGCTCAGGCGCTGCCCGGGGACGTCCGTCGAACCGCAGTCGGGCGGGAAAGGAGCCGACCGTGACTGAGGTCAGGTTGCCGTGCGGTACCTGTGGAGGCCGGGACTCCGCGGAGTGCCGCAAGTGTCGCGGCTCGGGGCTCGCCGAACCGCCGCGTCTGGTCGGCGGCGGATACTGGGTCACGCTCGGAGACGGGTCGGGGTTCCCGGCTCCGCGCTACTCGTACGATCTCGAGGGGCGGCTGCGGCACGGTCAGCTTCAAAAGAACGACCTGTCCGCCGCGGCGTCGTACCTCAACGCGTACCGCGCACTCATCGCCGCCACCGCGCGGCGCCGGGCGAACGTGGTGCGCGCGATCCGGGCGGCGGACGTTGAGCCCGAAGACGAGGACGGCTCGAAGCAGGCCGTCGGGCCGCAGTCGGGCGAGAAAGGAGCCGAGCGTGGCTGACATCGTGAAGAGACTCCGCAGAGTCGCTCAGGAGCGGGCGCGGAACGGCGCGAACTACGTCAACACCGTATCCGCTGCCGAGGAGATCGAGCGGCTCCGCGCTCATGTCGCCGAGCTGGAGGCGCACAACGCGTGGCTCCGCGTGTTCCACTCGCCGCACTTCGACGGGCGCATCAGGCGGGCCGTCGCAGGCGTGGAGCGGTTCCTCTGCTGCGTCTGCGACGCACCGGCGACGTGCTGGGGCAAGTACGACGACGAGGTCGAGAACTTCTACTGCGACAAGCACTGCGATCACGGGAACGAGGGCGGCTGGTGCAACCGCCTGCCTGCCCAGGTCGCGCCCGTTGCACGCCCGAACGCGACCAAGGGGCCGCCACCGGGCGGCGGAGGAGCCGATCGTGGGTGACGGGATCCGGTTGAACCGGCCGGCGTACGAGAAGCTGATCGCCGAGGACATCGCGTGGCTCGAAAAGAGCGCGCCGGACACGTTGGAGCGGAAGCACATCCTCGTGGTGCTGCGCGCCTCCGTGGACCTCTACTACGGCCCGGACCCCGGCGACGCCTGCGCGCGATGCCGTGGGCGCGGCACGAGGACCATCAGCCGCGACTACGACGGCGACCCCATCATCCCGTACGAGATGAAGTGCTCGGAGTGCGGAGGGAGCGGCCGGCTCCCGACGGGCTCCGCTGCGACACAGGAGCCGCGTCCGAGCGGCGAGGAGGCCAAGTGAAGTTTCGCGAACGCCCGAAAGCGGTCAGCGACGTTGATGCCCGGCGGAACGATGACGGCACCTGGACGATCACTGTGCCGGGATCGAAGCAGGCTCTCGTCGTCTCTGACGCGTACTTGCGCGAGCACTACCAACCCGTCGAGCCGGGCGAGGACCGGCCCTGGCTGACGCTCCACTACGAGATCAACAGGGCGCTCGGGTCGTCCCCGACGCAGGAGCCGCACAGGGGCGGAGAGGGAGCTAGTGGATGAACGCGCGCATCCGCAAGAAGCACGCGAAGGTTGGGCCGGTGCAGTCGAGGCGGCGGCGCGCACGCCTGTTCTGGCGGTACGTGTACCGGCGCGGCTCGTTCCGCTGGGGCGATCGCATGTACATCCGCGTCCTCGCCGCGGGGCGCGACACGCGGATCACCTGCGAGATCCGCTTCGCGGTTGTCGCGGAGACGCCGCTCGACCAGCTCGCAGCGCTCGGCGCGCGCCCCACTGCCACGAAGGAGCCGAGCCGTGGCTAGGCGGGATCACTACTTCGATCTCCCAGCTGCGCACGAGGACGATGCGCTGCTGCGCGAGCACATCGCGCAGGGGAAGGTCCCACCCGGGTGTCTCTTGAGCGGCGTGCGTGTCGGCGGAGCGGTCGCCCTCGGGCGAGACCCCTGCGGCGACTGCGATGGGCCCCGGATGCGCTGCGGTGGACGGCCGAGAACCGACGGTGGGGGAGGGCACACGTGGGAGCCAGGCGAGAACGACGGCCCGGCCTACCGCCGGGAGCAGCGAAAACAGGCCGTGAGCGCCCTCAGGGCGCTGCTGGAGGGCGAGTGAGCAGCCTGAAGATCTACCTGTGGGACGCTGACGGGATCGACTAGCCCCCGAGCGCGAGCGCTAGGACGGCCAATAGGGCTCCGACGCCGGTCCCCGCCCCGAACCACAGCCACCCCTCGTTACGCGGCTCCTGGGCGACAACAGGGGCCTCGTTACGTGTCTCCGCGAGGGCAGTCGTCGACCCCCGGACGTAGGAGAGGACGATCTCGAGCCGCGCCTCCGCGTCCTCGCGGAGGACGCGCTCCTGCCTCGCTCGCCGCTCCCATGTCTGCCAGCGGTCGTAGAGGACAATCTCGGTGGGGGTGAGGGGGCGGTCCGCCGTCGAGGTCTGGACTGGCCCAATCGCGAGCACAAGGCCGAGGCCGAGGGGAGGAGTCATCGAACGCCGAGTTGGCACATGAGGTCGTGTCCGTGCTGAAGCACGCGCCCCCCGGGTAATTCGCCCTCGAGCCCGACCTCAACCTCTTGATCGATGCGGTCGATCGTCTTGTCGTCTTCGCGGATCCATACCGTGACGCGCCAACCTATGGCGTCGCAGGTGACGGCGCTGCGTACGTTGGCTACGCGGACGAACGATGGCCGCAGCGCGGCCAGCATGTTCGCAGCCAGGTCGTCCCACGGCTTGCCGCGGAGGAACTCGAGCACAGGGATGACGGCGAAGCCATAGCGCTCGGGGCGCTCCCATTTCACGCGGCAGGCGCTGCGGTAGTCGTCCGGCTTCACGGTTCCCTCCAGTCGTCCGGCTTCGCGAGTTCGGCCTCGAGCACGCGGAGCGTGGTTGGCGGCGTCTTCGGGTCGGCGCGGATCGCTGCGAGCTTCTGCGCCGTCTCCGGTCGAGGTGTCCTGGCTGCGTCGTCGATGCGCCCGCGCAGGACGGCGTTGAGGGCGCGGATCTGGAGCCGCTCCTGGGCCTCGCAGCGTCCACGCCACCACCACCCGAGAGCGGCGGCTGCGACCGGGGCTAGGCAAGCAAGGGCGACGAGGAGGGCGGTCACGCCGGCGGCGCCTCCGCGGCTCGCGGCTGCCGGCCCCGCACCCACGACTCCCCGCCGAGGAACACCGGGAGGCCGAACACGATCGCCTCGCCGAGGTCCGTCACGGCCGGCGACTTGAGTACGACGGCGACAAGCAGCACGAGGAGCGTCAGCACGTAGGCGAGGAAGCGCTTCGAGCGGAGCGGGTTCTCTGGGGTCATTCGCCGCCTCCGCACCCGGCCCGCGTCTGCGCGCAGAGCCGGTCCACCTTGCGCTCGAGCCGCCGCAGCGTCCTCGCGGTGTCCTTCGACACCTCCGCCTGCTCCGCGACGATCGCCCGGAGACTCTCGACCTCCGACGCCCGTCTTGTCGCCTCGATCTTGTGCTCGCCGTAGCTCTGCTCGAGTCGCCCGAGGCGCTCCGCGCTCTCGGTGAGCTTGTACTGCCCAACGTACAGCGCCCCGACAACGCCGGCGGAGCCGACGACGATAGGCCACAGCCTCGTCAGCAGCTCGAGCCCACTGACGGGCGGTCTCGCGACCGTATCTCTCGAAACCACCTGCCCCTCCTTCAGAACGTCTCGTTAGATCGTTTCGTCGGGACCGAACCCGTTGTCCTTGAAGACGGCTCCTCGTGTCAGCACATCCTCGGCGTAGTCTTTCCCGGTTGTGCAGACGTCGGGGTCCCCGCCTGCGCGCACGACCTCGGCGACACGCTGGAGGGACGCGTTGTACGCGGCGACGGCGGCGCGAAGGAGGGCGCCGTTCGATAGCTTCGCCGGCCCCTTGTCGCGGAAGTAGCGGATGCGTTCGGAGAGGATCTCCGCGCCCTTCCGGATGTTGGCGGTCGGGTCGCGCGGCTTGCCTTCGTAGCCGGGGAGTGTGCCCGCGAGCCACTTGTCGACCCACGCCCTGTGGTACGGGATCGTGATCTGGCAAAGCCCGAACCCGCGCGGGCTCAGCTTCCGCTTCGGGTCGATGTAATCGCCCTCGATGTTTGCGACGTTCGTCTCGCGAGAGATGATGCCCGCGAGCACCCAAGGAGCCAGCGTGACGCGCTTCTGCGTGTAGAACTGCGCGAAGGAGCCGATCTCGTAGTCCTTCGCCGCTTCGACGATCGCGGGGCGGTACTCGAGCAGCTTCTGGATGTGCCGCCGGGCGATCCGCCGGGACTCGTCGCCGCGCGGCATGTTAGCGCCGCACCGTCGCCGTGATCTCGGATGCTGCGATAGCCCTGCACACGACCTTCGCACAGCCCGCCGAGATCGCTGTCCGCAGGGTTGTGTCCGAGGATGAAATCGTCGAGCACGTGTTCCCGGTGCTCCGGGTTCCGGCGTCGTTGCAGTCGGAGGGCACCGAACAGAACGGCCGCGCCGCCATGTTCTGCTGCGGCGTGTTCTTGTAGAGGAAGAGCGTTGTGTTCCCGCTGCACAGGCCTGGCTGGTAGCCGCCGATGCTTGTGCTCGAGGCCAGGTCCAACCACTTCGGCACGAGCACCGCCTGCGGCGCGTTCTTCGTCAGGCTGACGCACCGCCCCGGGCCGTCGTACTGCGTCGCGAAGTTGTTGGTGTCGTTGATTAGCGCGGCGCTCGCTCCGTCCTGTGCGCCCAGCGCGACGGTTGTCGTCAGCGTGAGGCAGCACGTCATGTCGAGCTCGGTCGCGATGGCCGCGTACGCCGTCAGCTCGATCTTCGTCCCCCACGGGAAGCAGGCGGGGGCGGTCGTGCTCGAGGAGACGTTGATGGGATACGTCACCGTGTTCGTCGCCATCGTGCGGTGGTAGGACCACGCCGGGCTCTGCTGGTCCCCCAGCGGCCCAGGCGCGGCGGCGGCCGGCGCGGGATCGAGGCACCCAGCGACGTACGTCATCACCAACAGTGCGATGATGCCGAAGAACAGGCCGTAATCGAGAGGCGTGGGGCGGTACTCGAGCCCGACACCGCGGGCAAGACGGGGGGCGCGCATGGCGCAACCGTACCTGCGCCACACGGGTCCGCCTAGGTGCTCAAGATTACACTACGTCCCTACGGGGAGGCGCGCGGCTTCTCTCCGTGCGTCCAGCCCTCGAGCGTCACGTCGTCCGCGAAGCCGCACGCCTCGTCCGGGCACCGGAGGGTCGGCGACACGCACCCGACGGCGGAGACGGCATGCGCGATCGTGATGCGGCGCCCGCACGTGAACTGCGGACAGATCAGCGTGATGTGGCGCGGGTCGTCCTCCCGTCGTCGCCAATGCGTGCTCGGGATGATCGTCACCCAGCCCTCCTACCAACTCAGGCCCATGTCGAGCATATGGAGCGGGCCCCAATCGCAGCCACGGCTCGCTCCGGCTGCCGCCGCTTGCGAGAACGCGAGCGAGACACGGGTGAGAGAGAACCAGTCCGCTGCGTCCATCTTGTGCGTGTAGATGAGCCGCAGGTCCTCGTCCGGCGGCGGGTTCCCGCTCGACCCGTGGCCGTAGAAGAAGCTCGCGATCCCGTCGTGCATCGCGATCTCGAGCCAGTCCTGGCCGTCGAAGGCCATCAGCGTCCCCGACGTGCGCAGGACGGCCGCTGTGCCGGCGTCCCACGCGACAACCGTCCCGCCGCTGCCGTTCACGTACATCGCGAGCGCTGTGTTCCCCGAGGCCGCTCGGATCTGGAGAATCGGGAAGGACGAGCCGTCGAGCGTCGAAGAGATCAGCCGGGCCCGCACACGGAAGCGCCAGCCGTTCACGACGTCCGACATGTTGCGATACACGTTCGGCGAGTTGTAGCCGGACACGCCGTTGTACGTCGTCGTTGCCCCGGCGTTGACGCTGAGCCGCACGAGGTTCGATGCCTCGACGATGTCACAGGACGTACTGGCCGGCTGCTCTTCCGTCCACGGCCCCGGGTCCGCATCGAACGTGTAGTTCGTGTTCGTGCCGACGCCCCAGAGCTCGCCCGTGTGCGCGAGGGCGCGGGCCGTCCCGCCGATATACGCCTGCGGCCTGCCCGTCGTCGTGTTCATCCCGATCTCGCCGGCGGCGGCGGGGACGGCCGTCGCCAGCTTGATCGTGCCGCTGGTCCCCGGATCCGCGCCGACGCCGAGCGCGTTCAACACCTTGAAGTGCCCGCCGGCGAAGGTACGCGCCGCCTCCGTCGCGGAGTGGGCGCCGGTCCCGCTGGCGACCGTCGTATGCGCGTACAGCTTGACGATGCCGGCGGTGCCGATCCCCGTGCCTTTGCCGGCCCGGATCTCGGTGTCGTTCCCGGTGACGTTCGTCCCGGTGTTGTCGCCGGCGCGGAACACGGCCGGCGTGTTCGTCGTCGATGCTCGCGTCGGGAAGCCGTTCCCGTGGATCGTCGGCCCCAACGCGTAGATGCCGTCCTGCTGCTTGGCCGTGCAGTCGAGGATCGTGTGGAGCGAGAGCGTACCGGTGTAGTTCGGCGTCGTCTCGCCGGCGGTCGGGGTGAGGTTCGCCGCCTCACCGACGCTGACCCAGTAGACGATCGCCCCGAGGCCACTGTCCTTCGCCGCGAGGGTCCAGAACATGCGTCAGCGCCCCCGCATCTGCTCTCGTCGCTGGAGATCGAGCGCCGCCTTCAGGGCCTGGTAGTCCTTCTTCGCCTGCTCGATGTCGGGGTCGTGCGTCACGTTCCAGAGCGGGTCCAGCGGCGTCTGCACCGCCGGCCCGTAGCCCAGCGTCGAGCCGAGCGCCTGGAGGGCCCAGAGGTTGTCCCGGTCCTGCGCGAGCGGACGTGCAGCGCCGTATGTGATTGCGGGGCCTGTCACATCGCCACCGGCCCCGCCGAACGCGCGATTCGCGGCGTTCAGCACGAGCGGCGAGCCGAGGCCGTAGGGCAGGTACCCTGAGAAATACCGCGTCAGCCAGGGGTTCTGGCCCTCCTTTGCGAGAAGAGCCTCGGGGACGAACGGCGTTGCCGCGGGGAACATGCTGCTTCGCGGTCCGCCCTCCCATCCGAGGAACGTCGGCGCCGACATGGGCCTCTTGCCGATGATGTCCTTCTCGGCGAGCGACTCAGCGGCCATCTTGGTCGCCGGGCCAAGCTGCTGCCCGATCGACTCGAGGTTGCCGCCAGCCAGTTCAGCGTAGGGGACAAGCGGCTCGATGAAAGTGTCTCTGGAGATGAAGAACGGCGTCTCGTGTGGGCCGAGCGGCTGGCCGCCGAACATCTGCCGAAGGTTCGATGCCACCTCGCGCCGCCGGTCCCCCTGCACCGCGAACGTCGGCGAGCGCTCCGTCATGTACCGCCGCGGCTCCGGCGCTCCTTCCTGCGGGAAGGCTGCATTCAAGACCTTGCTTGTCGCCGTCAGGGCGGCCGGATTCCGGACCGCGGCCTTCGCGACCATCGCGGGCGACTTCGCGAAGAAGGTCCCGAACGGCATCACGAGCCGCATCAGGTTCGTGAGGTCGTTTCGATCGCCGTAGTCGAGCTGTGTGTCCATCGCAACACGCACAGCGCGCTCGACGGGGTCTCCGCGCTGGAGGCGGTACATCAACACGCCGAGCTTCGCCCGGTCGGCGACGCCGGCCTGGAAGCCTTCACCGGTGTGCTTCCACTGCTCCCATGCGCGCGAACCGTACGCCTTCGACCCTTTGTGCGCCTCCTTCGAGAGCACCTGCATCCTCTGCGACGGCTCGGAGAACCGCAGCAAGCCCTCCTTCGTCGCGCCCTTCTGGAACTCCGGGAAGCGCCGACGAGCAAGCTCGAAGAGCTGCGCTCCAGACCACGCGCCGCCCGGCGTGCGGAGAACGGTCGTCGACCGCTTCATGGGGTCGATCACGTTGTCCGCCTGGTTCAGCCACTCGAGCGGGTTCGCCATCCCGCTCGCCGTCATCTGGATCGCCTCGTTCACCGGGTTCACGGTGTGGAAGGCGGGGCGGTACATCAGCACGTTCTGCTTGAACATGCCTTGGCCGCGAACGATGGCGTCGGCCACCGGCAGAACCGCCCGCCCCAAGGGCGTCGTCTGGATCGACGGCACCCACTTCCGCAGCGCGTCGGCGAAGTTCGCCGGCACAGGGCCAGAGCTGAACAGTTCGTCGTAGAAGTTCTTGACCGCGGCCGGAACGACCCTGCCGTTGGTGCCCTCGAGCTCCTTCAGGTGCGAGAAGGAGTCCCAGTCCTTCGGCTTCCTCGTCGCTACGTGCTTCGCCATCCACCGGCGGAAGCGCTCCTTCGCAATCGCGTTGGCGTACTGCTGCGCGCGGATCGGGAACGCCTCGTACGGGTCCTTGATCGCGTCGATCCATGGACGCTTCTCGAGCGCACCGAGCGGCGTCCCGAGGCCGAACTCGCCGCCGCGAGCCGTCTTGAAGCCGAAGCCGCCGCCCGCCTTCTTCGTTGCGTCGAGGACTGAGAGCTCTTCCGCGACGCCGGGCGCCTGACGGAACATGCGCGGGAAGTAGAAGCCGGCGCCGTCGAGCCCCTCCGGGTTCTCGCTCTCGCCGACACGGACGCCGCGTCGCTTCATCTCGGCGAGTTGGCGCGCGCTCTCCCTCTTGATCGCCTGCCACCCCGCCTTCTCAGCGGCCGTGACCGGGCTCGATGTCGGCGGGCTCGTTTTTGTCGTCACGATCGGGACGCGCCCCGCCTTCGTCGCGGGGCCCTGCGCCCGGACAGCGTAGAGGTCGGGGTCGGCGTACCGCATCGCCTGTTCGATGCGCCGCTTCTTGTCGCTGGAGAGCGTCGCCGGCGCGCCGTCGCTCTTCACCCGGCCCGCGGCGATGTTCTCGAAGCCCTCCTGGAACTCGCGGCCCTGGATGTGTGCCTGTGCTCGCGCGCCCAGCTTCATCGCTCGCGCTGCGGCCACGGTCGGCTCGTAGTACCCGGAGCCCTTCCCGACGAGGCCCCGATAGACAACGTTCAGGGCACGTCGGCCCATGTGTTCGCCCCCGCCGGGGAGCGCCTTGCCGACGCCCGGGATCTTGCCGAGCGCCGGGCCGAGTTCGAACTGCGGGGCCCGGAGCGCGGCAGCGACCTTCTCGCCGGCCTTGGCGTGCTTCGTTATCCGCCCGATCGTCTGCGCCGCCGAGGCCATCGTCTCCGCCATCGGGATCGGGTTGACGGCGAACTGACCGCCCACGCCGACATACTCGCCCGCGGCGCCGAACGCGCGCCGGATCTCGTCCTCGGGCACGCCTTCAGCGAGCAGGAGCTTCTTCAGGTCCCGGAACGCGGCTGTTGTCGTCTTGCCGGTCCGCACCATCGGGACGGCTCCGGCCTGCGTCGCTGGCCCCGCCGCACGCACCGTGTCGGGAACGATGTGCCGCGCGTCCATCTTCGCGACGAGCCGCTCGACCGCCGGCGCAATTGCCTTCGCCCGAGCCGGGTCAATCTTGCCGACCAGCCTCGCCGCCGTCGCCGCCGTGCTCTTGCCCGCGCCGCCGGCGGAGCCCAGATACGACAGCGGGTCGCTCCCCCACTGCTCGGCAGCCTCGCCGCCGGTCTCGATGCCACCGAGGACTGTCTTGCCGGCGTTCTCAGCGACGTCGCCCAGGGTCCTTTCGCCGCGAGCAAGGCCCGGTATGTCGGAGATCGCGCCGATGCCGGCAGCGAGCGCACCGCCGAGAACACCAGGGACAGCGCCGACAGCGTGCGTCCCAACCCTGTAGGCGGCAGAGATCGGGTTCGAGATCGGGTCCTCGGAACGACGCCTGAGCTCCTCCGAGAACTCAGCGTCGGTCGCTCCGAGGGTTGCCCGCTGGACGGCCCGTTTCGGGGCCTCCAGCGTGTGCGCAGCGCGCTGAGCGAAGGCGACCGTACCCTTGGCGGCCCGGCCCAGGAGAGACGATTCTCGGGCCTTCTGGAGGCCCTCCTGGAGGTCTGGCCGCTGCGCCTTCTTCGCCTCCTCCCCGACGACCGCCGCCTGCCGGTGTAGGCCCTTTAGCGCCGATCGGGCCGCACGGACCCTGCCGACCGCCTCCTCCCTTTTCTCGGGCGGGTAGAGGTGGATCGCACGCTCCGCTTCGTCGAGGTCTTTCAGCGTGAAGCGGCCGAGGGCTTTTTGTGTCGACTTCGCCGCGCTCTCGATGCGGAGCTTCTGCGAGGGTTCGACCTCCGCGACGCCCGCGTTGATCAATGCCTCGATGGCCGGGTCCTGTGCGGGCTCGTGGCCCGCGTTGATCAATGCCTCGATGGCTGGGTCGAGCGGCGGCATCAGCGCCCCCTACTGGAAGTAGGCCCGTGCCGCGGCCTCGTCCGGCTCATAGCCCCTCGCAACACGGGCTTGGATGATGGCTTGCTGCGCCTCCGGCGGCAGGGAGTGGAATCGGGCCTTCTCTTGGCGAGACGCCGGTCGGCGCTGTTTCGGCTGGCCAGGAGACGCCGACGCGGCGTCGCCGGGCCTCGACGGGAGCTCGCCAAGCCTTCGGAGCTCCGCAGCCGCAGCCGCAGCCGCAGCCTGGCCTTCGTCCGTCCATGCGTCGAGGCCGTCACGAAACGTGAGCCACAGTTCCTTCGTTCTGCGCCGCTCGGGCGGCTCGGCGGGCCGCGACGGACGACGAGCGATCGGTTTGACTTTGAGCTGCTGCAACTCGCGCATCCGTTTCGCAGCCGCGAGATCATCCCAGCCCTCCGGCCGCACCCCTCGCTGGAGATCCGAGAGCTCGTAGCCGAGCTCGGTCATCCGGTCCTCCTCGGCGCGGATGCGCGGGACCTGGAGCGTCGCGCCCGCGTAGACGCCGGCGACCTTGAGCGCGTTCTTCCGGTTCTCCTCGGACTGCGTCCTCTTCAGGTCGCGGTCCTCCCGCGCCTGGTCGGCCGCCGACGTGATCTTGTCGCGGTCGTTCTGGAGTCTCCCCCGGTAGTACGACTCCTTGTTCTTGAGGGCCCGCTGCTGGAGATCGTACGCTTGGCGAGCCGCGGCCTCCCTCCGCGCCCGCTCCATGGCATCGCCATAGCCGGCGAGAGCGCCGGAGCCGATCGTGCCGATCCCGTAGAGCAGTTCCTTCAGCACATCGCCTCCTCAGATCACCAGCTGTGCCTCACCAGTCGTGGAGATAGCTCGCCGGATACGGGCGGCTCCCGGCTGCTGCGCCCCCGGCCCCTCCTGCGAACAAGAACGGGACCGCGCGCTGTGCCGCACCAGAGAACGCACCCACGACATCCTTGAAGGTGATCTCGTCCGCCGCGTCCGCCTGCATTCGGGCGAGACGCTCCTGGAACATGTGCGCCATCTTCTGCGCCTCGAGCGACGCTGCGAGGTCCCGCTCCCTCTCGTAGCCCTGAGAGAAGAACGCCGCCTTCATCCGGAGCGCTGCCGCTTTCTGCTGCCACGCCACCATCTGTGCCTCGAGGTTCTGCGCCTCCATCTGGTACTGAAGCTGTGCCGCCTGCGCCTCGGACTCGAGCGATCCGGTCAAGAATGTGTCCCCGACGGCTCCCGCGATGGCCTCCGGCGACGCACCCTGGTTCGCGAGCATCGCCTGCTGGAACGCGCCGGCGCGCTGCTGCTTGTGCGCCATCCGGGCCCGCTGCGTGTTGATGCGCTGGTCCATCGTCTCCTGCGACATCTGCGGGACGTTCCTGTCCATGGCGGCGATGTGCTCGTCGATCTGTCGAAGCGCCTCCTGTCGGTCGGCCTCCGTCATCGCTTTGATGCGGCGGTAGATCTCCTCGGCGGACTCCTGCTGCGGCGCAGGCTCTTCGCCGCCGCCTTGGATCGCCTTCTGGATCTTGTCGCCAGCCCACCCCCCAGCCGCTGCGATCGGTCCGCCGATGGGCCCGCCGCCCGCGATCCAGCCGATAATGCCTCCGGGCGAGATCGAGATCGCCTGCGACTGCTCTCCGGTCGGCGGAGGTGCTTCGAACGGAGTCGGCGGAGGCGGTTCCTCGGCCGGGGGCATCGGCGGCAGCTGGCGGTTCGAGACGATCTCCGCCTCCGGAAGATCCGCGGCGTCGGCCTCGCCAGCGCTATCCTCGCCGCCTCCGGAGGCGCCGGAGAAAGGGCGGAAGCGCAGCGCCTCCGCCCGCGCGCGCGCCAGCTTCCCCGAGTAGGTGTCGTCGGCACCGAGTTCTCGTCGCGACTCGCCGTATTCGATGCCGGCCGGGTACCGGCCTAATGTCTCGGTCTGCGTCCCTGAACTGAAGACGGGCTCCGGCCCGACGGATGAGAAGAGATTCGCCGGCACCGGCTGCGCGTAGTTGACGGTGGTGTTGAGCGGCGTTTCGCGCCAGCCGGGGCGGTTCGACCAGACGCTGTAGCGCGTCTCCGCACTCTGTGGAGACAAGCCGAACCGGTCGCCTTCGCCGCGCGTCGAGATCGCGTCGCGGCTCGACGTCTGGTTGCCGCTCGACAGCAAGCCCTCCGGACGCGGGGCCTGCGTCGGGGCGATAGCCCCGAACCGCGTCCCGGTCGGCGTCGTGTCTGTGCTCGGCGGCTGGATGCGCTGCGGGCCGGCGGGGGAGAACGAGTCGCCGCCAGAGAGGCGGCTCCGCACGCCCTGCTCGGCGCCGGCGCTCATATACGGCGTCATCGGCCGGTTCGCCTTCGCCGCCTGGAGGCCCCGCATCGTCGTCGGTGCCCTGGGCTTGAACATCGCCATCTACTTCTCCTCCGGCGTCACGACGAAAGCTCCGACTTGAAGACGAACGTGACGTACACCCCGCGCGCCTTCCCGTCCTCGGTGGGGTCGTCGGCTGCGCACGCTGCGTCGATCTTGATCTGGTCGCCGTTTGCGAGGGCGAACAGGGGCGCCGCCAGCGGGTTGTCGTTCGCAGCCTTGTACGTCGTGTCGTCGGCCTTGAGATCCACCGTCCAGATCAGCGTGGTGTTGACGTAGAACGAAAGCCGCGGGTACGAGGCCCCTCCGGTGCCGGCTGTCAGCGCGAGAACGTAGACTTCGATCTCGCAGAGGTACGCCTCCTGGCCGGACTTCGCCGTGTGGTAGCGCTTGAAGATCGTCGTCGGCGACACCGGGAAGATGACCTCTGCCGACGCAACGAGAGTGCTGCTGCCCCCCTGCGGAGGGACGATGACGATCGTCTCCTCGCTTCGAGAGAAGCGGTCGGAGAGCATCTTCGCCGTGATGCCAGTGCTCGGGGCCTTCTGGTCGATCGCCGCAGCGAGGTCGCTGTTGTTGGTGTTGTGCTGCGATGCGGCGATCGTGCCGCCGGCGGAGAAGCTGTGCGTTACGGTCGTGCCCATCGTCGTCCCTGCTCAGTCGTAATCGAGATGTCCCCCTCTTCTTACCCCGGTCGCGCTTCGGAGCGCGAAAACCGGCGAGTGAGCCATCCCGACGACGTGGAGCAGGTCCGGGAAGTCGCCCATCGCTGTCCCGAGGGGTCGGGTCTTGTATCCGCAACGCAGGAGCTCGGCGCGCGAGTCGTCGACAACAACTCCGCCGCCGGCACCCTGGAGCACGCCCCCGTGGAAGACGACGTACCCGTCCGCCGCGCTCGAGTAGGTGACGATGTCGTGGTAGCCCGTCGTCAGCGTCGCGCTCGCTGATACCGGGGTCGGCGTCCCTGTCCGCGTCAGCGTTGCCTTCGTAACAAAGAGCGAGTCCCGGAGGAGCAGTGTCGCCGTGTGCGCCGGGTTCCGGCTCCCGAGCTGAGCGAGCACCGTCACCGTGCGGTTCGACGGCACGTAGAAGTAAGCGCGTCGATGAGGCGTCGTCCCCGGGATCGGGTCGTTCGACGCGTAGAACTCGATGTCGCTCTCCGTCGTCGTCGTCGCGGAGACGGAGAGCGTCGAGGGGCAGAGCCACTCCACGCTCGCGGCGCTGTTCTGGTAGCCGACCGCGTAGATGTGCCGGCGGGGGTCGAGGACAACCTCCCGCTCGAGCTCGATCTTCACCTTGCCCTCGGCGTCCGGGTCAAACACGAGGCCCGTGCTCGCGCCCGTCAGGGCTGTCACCTTCCGCCACGGGTACGCCTTCACGCTCTCGATGAGGCTGTCGCGGCTTACGAGGGCCCGCGGCTGCTCCATGCGGTAGAGGGCGAGGGCGACGGTCCCGCCGTTCCCGAGGTGCCCGGAGATGTGGCGGAGCCGCAGCAGGCCCGGGAGCTCGATCGGCGCTAACCAGACGCCGAAGGCCTCTGCCGAGACGTGCGTCGCCGTCGCGACGGCGCCGACCGGCGGCGCGGTCCACGCCTCGTGGATCTCGAGGACCGCAGGCTCGGCCATACGCGCCTGGAGGTTCTCGACGTCGCGCTGAAGTCGACGAACGGTTTCCTCGAGAGGGAAGGAGAGGCCCGACATCTACCGGCCCCGATGCCCGCTCTTGCGGCACTGGAGCGTCGCCCCGTAGTACCGCCAGCGGGACGAACCGCGGAGCTCGATCTGGATCTCGTGTCCCCGTGTCCCGTTCGCGAAGTTGATTGGCACCTTGTCGTCGCGCTCTTCGGCGTACGTCGCGGTCCCGAACACGCCCGTCCCGTACACCGCCGCTCCGTCGTCGAGGGTGATGTCCGCGTTCAGCGCTGTGCTCTCGCTGCCGTCGAGGTACGCGCGCACCGTCATCGTCTCTGTGGCGCCAAGCTCAGCGGCCTCGAGGACAAGGCGCGAGAACGACGCGTCGAAGCTCTTGTATGGGCGGAACGGCCGCGAGCGAGCGTAGCCGGTGATCGTCTTCCCGTCGTCGTCCGGGAAGTCGCCCATCGTCATTACGTGCCCGTCCTCGGTGCCGACGAGGAGCAGCTCGCTGCCGTCTGGCAGGCGCTGCGTCGCAAGCGACGACACGCCGAACGGCGCCGTCCACACCCAGTACGTCTTCCGCTGGTAGTCGATGACGAGCATGTGCCCGTTCGACGTGCCGCTCCCCTTCATGCAGAGGCCGAGGATGTACAGGTTCTGTGTGAGGAGGGTGGTGGCGCAGGAGTCCTTGAGGCGCCGCGTGTTGACGTCGCCGATGCGCCGCCAGTCGTCGAGGATGTACACAGGCTCGCCGCCGCTCCACAGGACGACGCCGTCTCCCGCCGGCCCGATCAGCGCCTCGCGGCCCGCGAAGGGGATAGCGCACGTCGCGTGGTGCGAGATGAACCCGGTGCCCCGATACACCGGCTGCCAGTTCATCTGATTCAGCGAGAACGCGGCGTAGCTGCCCTCGTAGAGGGCTGACGGGGTGAAGGCGATCAGCCGGCCAGCAAACGAGATCAAGCCGCTAATCTCGTCGTTCGAGACGTCGCGCAACGTCGCCCGGTTGCGGAGCGGCCAGATCGCTCCGCCTGTTGTCGGCGCGCTCCAGGCGACATCCTGCCCGCGCGAGCGCAGGTTAGCGATGAAGATGGACCCCGCGTGGTCGACCAAGAACTTGCCGATCGGCGGGAACTTGAGCAGCCGCGCCGCCGGGTGCGCGTTCGGGTCGTGCATGTTCGAGCCGTCGTCGGTGAACTTCCCCTCGAGCTCGATCGCGATCCGGCTCGTCGTGTCCGCCTCGAAGATGCGAAGCCGGCGCCCGTCGTACGCAAGGATCGGCGAGCGTCCGTTCGCGAGGAATAGGACGCCGGTCCCGGGCTCGTACGCGTGCGACCACTTCTCGCCGGCCTCGACCGCCCACGGCACGGGCCGCCCGACCTCAAAGAGGTACGGTCCGTCGCTCGGTGCCGCCGCGGCGTACGTGTTTGTGTCGAGCGTAATACCGTCGGCGTCGTTGCTCTTGACGTCGTAGCACTCCGTCGCCTGCCCGAGCAGCTTCACCTGCGCTGGCGGCGGCCGGAGCTTGAAGCGTGTGCTCGCGACGGGCGCCGCAGTGAAGCCGGAGTGGTACAAGCTCCACGTCGCTCCGTTGTCTGTGTGCTTGTAGACCTCGGCAACCTCGTTCGCGGCCGGGCCGCCGCCGCCGCCGGTCGTAACGATGAGCCGGTAGCCCTCGAAGCGGTTGCTCTCGAGGGTCATGCGCGTCGGCTCCGTGATGTTGAGGACCGAGGCCGTCGAACTGCCGGAGTCGCTCAGGCTCGTCAGCACACCGTCGCCGGCCCACATGTCCGTCCGCCAGTCGTAGTCGACAGCAACGCCGTTCACGAGGATCTGTTCGAGCGTCTTCTTGAGCACGTTCGCCGTGCCCCAGGTCGCGGCGGCAGGCTGGCCTGCCGAGTTCGACCAAGACGCCGGCGCGGCGGTGCTCTCCTGCGTCGTCGGCTGCGTGATCTGGCCGTAGTTCGCGCCGCCCTCGTCGCCAACGACAAACAGCCGCTCCGTCTGCGCGCCCTCGTCTCGCCGAATGCCGAGCTGCGCCCCGAGCTCGCTCCCTCGCGGCGGGTCCCGGTCGCTCCCGATAACGAGCGCGGACTGGCTAGCCTTGAACCGTACCGGCACGATGCCGTTGACGGGGGAGAGGATGACGGCCTTGGCCCCCGGCTGCGTGTGCGTCGGGATGACGACGTTGGCGTTGTCCCAGCGAATGGCCGACCCGGAGGACTGGAGAACTAGAGCGATCCGGATCCAGTACCGGCTGAAGCCATTGTACGTCTGGAGGGCCCAGGATGTGAGTTGCGACCGATGCCAGGAGATGCGGCCGTCGCGCGAGAGCGGTTGGTGGTACGTGGCGCCAACGAGAACCGTCGAGTCGTGCGCGATCTGAAACGTCGTCCAGCCGAGGCCGTTGCTGTACGACGCAGCGAGACCGATGTTCGCGAGCGGGACGATCGTGTTCGAGATCCGTCTCCAGTCGATTCCGTCGAACTTCTCCTCCGCCCCGATGAGGATCGCTTGGGCCGATGACCCGACCGGGATCGTCCGGGCGGTCCGCGTTGTGTACGAAGCACCGCCGGCATCTTCGAGAAGGAAGGTCGTAGCGGCGGCCGGGAGTACGTGCGGGGCTGCGGTTGCGATCGTCTTGAAGCCGTCCCGCCGCCGAAGCTCGTCCTCGGTCGCGATGACGTCGAGCGCCTCTGCGAGCTCGCCGTCCTTCGACTGCGCCTCGAAGCGGTTGAGCCCCCCGAGCAGCGCCGGGATCTCGAAGCTGTCGTTGACCTTCGGCATCGCACGGCGGGCCTACTGCTTTTCGGCCGCGACCTCCCGCGCCGCTTGCTTCGCGTTGATCCGCGCTTCCCGCTCGGCGAGCTCCGCCGCCTTCCGCTCGTTCGCGACCCGCACTCGCTCGGCCTCGCGGAGAGCCTTCTGCGCGTCCCGGTGCATCTTCGCGATGTCGGCCTCGGTCTCCGCGCGCTTTTCCTCGTACGTGCGGAGGACGCAGATCTCGGCGCCGTCAGGACCAACAGGGCGGTGCGTCTTCCCGTTGTTCTTCCCGTCGAGGGCCCACTGCGCGACCGGCGCAGCCACATCGAGGAAATTCTCCTTGTTGCCCTCGCGGATGCGCTTCCACTGGATGCGGCCTTCGCGCGACTTCAAGCCTCGCTCCTTGTTGACGTGGACCTCGAACTTCTTCGTGCGCTCGTACACGCCGTTCGCGGGCTGCACGACAAAGCTGTTCCCGCCGTAGTCGAACTCGACGGGAGCGCCCGGGGCGTTGTTCTCGAGCACATCCGCGCCTGGGCTCGGGTCTTCGTTGTAGAGCCGGACCCTGAAATCGTGCTTCTGGTTCTTCTTCTTCACGTCTTACGACCTTCCTCTGCGCCTTCTCGGGAGCCAATGCGTACCGCGGTGCTGCCGCTGCCCCCACTTCGTGAATTCTGCGAGCGCCTGTTCGTAGCGCCGCTCCTGCTGCGCCGTGAACTCGTCCTCGATCGACGCGAGCGCACGCGCGGCGTGCAGCGCGACGAGCTCCGACCAGTCCGGCGAGAGCAGAGGCGACGTGTCCGCGTCGTCACCAGCGACGAACGGCGCAGCGATATGCCAGACACGCAGCGAGCGAGAGGCGCTCGGCACCGGGCGGATGGCGATGCTCCTCGATGTCGCCGTCGCGAGCAGCGAGTACACCTGCTGCGGGAGCGAGGGCCAAAGCCCGCCGGAGTAGCGGTGCCGCTCGAGCTGTGTCGGCTCGACGTACGGGATCTCGAGCGGGACATCGGTGTTGTCGATGTCGAACACCTGGAAGATCGGCTGAACCAAGAGGTCGCCGGTCAGGGCCGTCGAGTCCGCTGCCGCCGTGTACGTGACCGTCGTCGCGACGAGCGCGTACGCAGGCTGCACACCGGACATCATGCGCTGGAAGAAGCAGAGCGCATCGTTCAGCGCCTGGTTGATCTCGGTGTTCGAGAACTTCTGTTGCGCCGTCGAGGTCGACTTGTCGCCGAGTTCAAGCCGAGCGCGCGTGCGGAGCGTCGAGAGCGCCTCCGCCGCCTTCCGCGTAACCGCCACGGCTCACATTCCCCAGCCGGGGCCGGTCAGAGCGATCACGGCCAGGACGACAGCGGCGGCAAGCAGACGCAGGGACACGTCCACCGCGATACCCATGCGCCCGCGCTTCACATGACCCTCGGAGGCTTCTGCGGCCTGTTCGCGATCACCGCGCGCCCGGCCTCGAGCAACTTCCGCTGCCGCTCACGCTCCTGCTCACGCGACAGGTCGGCGACGAGCGCGGCGTGCTTCGACATGACCTCGTCGGTGGCGCGCTGCTCTCGTTCAGCCTCGGTGCGCTCATCCATCCGCTTCCGGATAACCGTGTAGCCGTTCCGCTGCTCGCGCACGTAGCGGTCACTGCGGCTCTGCGGATCGCGGGAGAGCGCAACGAACGGCACGCTGTATTGCTTGCTGCCGCCGTTCGCCGCTGTGTTGATCGCGAGGTAGTAGTAGTCGAGCGACTCGAAGTCCTGATCGGCGAGGCGCTTCTCCGCTGCGAGCGCGCGCAGGTCGTCTTGTAGGTCGTGCCTCGCGACGAGTTCATCGACGGAGAACCGCCAGCGGTCGCCGTAGTAGACGATCGTCTCGAAGTCCTGCCGCGTGAAGAGCTTGAAGTCGCCGAGGACGCCGCGGAGATGCTCGTACCGCTTCCCCTCGGCGGCGAGGTCGGCTGGCAGCTTGTCGTCCTCCGCCGGCTCCATCGCGATCGAGAAGCACTGGTAGCGGCCCTCGCCCTGCGACGGGTCCCGCACGCGCTGGAACGCCGCCCAGCGCTGGAAGCCGGGGTGCCATGCGAGCTTGTATTCGGGCGGCTTCCCGATCACGTCGGCGAAGGCCGCCTGCATCTGCGGCGGCGGCTTCGGGTCACAGACGAGCTTGTCTGGATCGAAGAAGCCGAACAGTTCCTCGAAGAGCTCCTTCCGCAGCGCGCGGTGCAGACCCCGGTTCTGCCGCCGCACGCCGTGCGGCGCGACGGCGATCAGCGGTCTCCCGTCCGGCCCGATCTCGAACGGGCCACAGAGGGGAGGGAGGTCGCGGGCGTAGGATTCGAGATCCCGCTCGGCGATCGAGGGCTGGCGGTGCGAGGCTTTCAGGAGGTCACCCCGTGTATCCGGCGAGGGAGTTGGGAGGCGCACGCCCCGCGGCCTACCAGTTGGGCGTCTTGTAACGGATCACCACCGCGTCCCCGGTGTTGATGTCCGTCCCGGCGCTCCGTAGGTCGATTGAGTTCTGGCGAGAAGAGAAGGTGAGGGAGCTGATCACCGACTTCGAGGAACAGCGCGGCATGTCGCGCACGTCCGACGAGATCTTGCAGACGGCCTCGACGTTCCCGATTGCCCGGATGCGCGTCGGCAGCGCGATCTCCGAGCCCTTGCTTGCGAGAACCACCTCGCTGCCGGCCTCGCCGTCGCAGCCCGTGGTCTCGACACGCGTAACGAAGGAGAACGAGTTCACCGTCTCCTTTGGCGTCTCCGTGATCGAGGTGACAACCTCGCGGATATCCTGCCCGTCCGCGCCGCGGCCCACGATCGTCATGGTCTCGCAGTTGTCGGCGGTGCTGCTCGCCGTCGTCGTTGCGCTGTCGACATGTGCGACCCATAGGGGCCCGGCGTAGGCCGGATTCGCGATCGACGTCGTGCGGATGTGATGCGTCAGCCCGTTCCCATCGAGGACGACGATGTTGCCGCCGTGCCCCTGCGAGTTCGCCTTCATCGTGCCGGCCGTCGTCACGACGAACCGCGGAACCACGAAGGTTCGGGTGCGCAGTTGGTCGTCGAGCTGCTGCGCCGTGACGGCGCCCGTGAGAACGAAGAACCCGAGCAGGAGCGCGATCCGCCCCAACAGTCCCCTTCGCGCTTCGAGCTTGCCCATGTGGCCAATGACCTCCGCTGGAACTTCTCGCGCCCTGCTCGGTGCCGGACGGCCCTCCGATTACGGAGTGGTCGTGATCTCCGAAACGTCGAACGTGATGTCCTCGAGCGACCCGTTCGAGATCGGCACCGTGCAGAAGATGTTTCCCGCCATGTGCATGATGACCTCGTGCGAGTCCTTGTCCGCGACCCAGCGCTCGCCGACATCATCGATCGGGCCCATCGGGCTGTTCGACAACCAACCGAACATGCCCTTCTTGAGCCCGAACATGATGCCGGGGAAGCAGTCGCGTCCGCGG